CAGTAATAGTGGTGGTTAAAACAGAAACTCCATTAATATAAATACGTGTACCATTACTTACACCCGATTGATATGTAAGTACAACGTTTTTCCAAGTATTATCTGCAATATTTACACCTGTGGATCTTGGTGCATCTGCTGCCCAATCGTAAGCAACTAATACACTATCTGTGTAAAACAAACCATATGCACCTTGTTTTGCTATAATGCCTCTGTAGCCTCCGCCAGGTGAGGATGCTTTTGCCCAAGCTGATAATGTGCCTGAACTTTGCTGTACTGCAGAACTATTGCCAAAATTTATATAATCATTAGACCCATCAAAAGTAAAAGCACCATTATTTGATGATGTAAATCCAACACCATTTACCAGAGTTGCTCCAATTCCACCTACTAAACTGTTTGAAGATGTACCAGACCCTGAATAACTTCTTGTATTAGCTGCATCTATGTAAAATACCAATCCATCAGAAACAATTATATTATTATAATCAATGCCCATTAAAGTCCATATCTCCTTTTTGTAGCATTATAATTTTGTACTATTTCTGATGCAGTTAAAGCACGATTGTAAATTTTAGCAATACTTATATCACCTTGTAGATATTCTGTGGCATAAGTTTTTGCTAGTTGAATTGTAGTTGAAGTTACGTTATGGCTTGTTGGAGTGTCAGAAGCAACAAGAACATTATTAGCATATATTTTTCTTGTAGTGCCATCAAAAGTAACTCCAGCGTAAAACCATTGATTATTTTGAATATTTCCATTATTGTTAGATGATATTAAATCGTTAGCCCACCAATAATGAGTCAAATTTCCTAGAGTAGCCGTATATGTTCTAAATGCATTGCTTTGATTGGAAACAGTAAAACCACCAATAGAAATCAAGCCTCTTCCATCTGCCCAAGAAGAAAGTCTTGCAAATAAGAACATAGAGTAATTATCATTTGCTACAGGAATAGAAGAAGTTCCAGCTCCAGTAAAATAACCTGTTGCGCCTGTTGAAAAATATCCATAAGAATTAAAAGATGGGGAATTTGTTAAAGTTAAGTTATTTGCGTTTCTTGACAAATCGTACCAAGTATTGCCTGATCCTGAATAACTTCTTGGATTTGCTGCATCCCAATATCCCACTAATCCATCAGTGACGATTAAAGGAGAATGATCAAGCCCCATTACTTATATCTCCCTTTTGTGGCATTGTAGTTTTGGAATATTTCTGTTGCGGATAATGCTCTGTTGTAAACTTGAAATTGAGCAAGATCCATTGGTATATAATAATTATCATTAAAGAGCCAGGAACTTATTCTTCCATTACCACTATTAAAATTTCTGTTTGTTGAATTTTCAGAAGAAGCAACTTGAGATAATGATTGATTTTGAGCATTTATATAAATTTTATTATTAGTGTAAGCAACATCGCTTCTCATTTCAAAGACATAATGTTTCCATTGATTGAGAAGCCCCAAATTATTTACTTGAGTTGATGTCAAACCATATTGATCTGCTTGAGCTGTGTTAAATCCCATAGCACCATTTTGTGTCCATACATCATACAAACTAAAGCCAAAGATCATTCCACCACTAAATGATTTAACTTTTGCCCATAATTCAATTGTTAAAGTAGTTCCATAATTAGGAACATAGAATGGAATATTGTCATTAGTGCCATCTAAAATGAAATAATTTGTTCCTGTAGCACCAAATCCAACACCATTTATTAATGTAACTCCAATTCCGCCAACAAGACCAATTACACTTGTTCCGCTTCCTGGATAACTTCTTGTATTTCCAGCATCAAAGTTGAGTGCTAATCCTTCTGTAATTTCAATAGGTCCAATATCAATGCCCATTATCTGAACCTACCTTTTGTAGTATTGTAATTCTGTAACACTTCTTGGGCTGTTAATACTCTACTGTACATATTGAATGAAGAAATTTGACAGGCAGCATATTGGCCTGCATTAGCTTCTGCTCCACCAAATAAATTGCCAGTTTGATTTAACACAGTAATAGTGGTGGTTAAAACAGAAACTCCATTAATATAAATACGTGTACCATTACTTACACCCGATTGATATGTAAGTACAACGTTTTTCCAAGTATTATCTGCAATATTTA